GCCAACAGAATCTATGCTTCAAGAATGGGCAACGGTCCCGAAGCGTCAGGTGATGGATATAGATACTGCGGTCGTGGACTCATACAGTTAACAGGTAAAGACAACTACACATTCTTTGCAGGCAGTCTAGGCATCACTGTGGAAGAAGCGTCGGAATACTTGGCCACATTTGAAGGAGCCGCACAATCAGCCTGCTGGTTCTGGGAACAAAACAATTTAAATCGCTTTGCTGATGCAAATGATGTCAAAGGTTTGACAAAGGCAATTAATGGTGGCTACATTGGCCTGGAAGATAGACAAAGCCATACGGAACATGCATTACACATACTAGGAGCATGACATGGCATTACCAGGAATAGCAATCGGAGCAGGCATCACAATAGGTGGCGGAATTTTTATGGGAACAGGCCCAGCACCATCTGTAAACGGTAGTATATTACTTAACGGCACAAATTATCTCACCGTACCCAATAACACAGCATTTGATCAAAACAGCGGCGCTTGGACTGTGGAATCTTTTGTGTACCCAACTACTAACGTCGAAGAGTACATCTACATGCAAAATACTGTGGGATTCCTGGGCATAGTCTACTACTACGGTAACTTTCGTGTGGACCAAAGAGGTACTTACCGAATAAGTTCTCCATCTACCTACTCCTTGAACAATTGGTATCATGTGGCCATGACTTACAATGGATCAGGCACTGTGACTTTATGGGTTGGCGGAGCATCAGTGGGTACCTGGGCCAGCAGTGGGTTAGTTGCTTCGTCTAATACAACTCAAATAGGTTGTTTTGATTCAGGCGGCAACCCTTTTAGCGGTAATATATCAAATATGCGTGTGGTAAAAGGTGTGGCAGTTTACACAGGCGCATTCACCCCACCCACGGCACCGCTTGCGACAACACAAAGTTCTGGGACCAATATTTCAGCAATCACAGGCACACAAACACAATTGTTGTTGAATACGTATCAAGGTGCGGGATTCTTAACAGATGCATCAACCAATAACTTTACAGTTACAAATATTGGCAGTGTAACAAGCGCCGCATTGAACCCGTTCTAACAATAAATATTCAAAAGGAGCCCGCAATGGCAGAAGAACAAAAACCACTATCACGTTCAGAGCGTGAAGCACAGATCAAAGACAAAGCCGGCTGGGTTATTGTGGTCATGGCAGCCTTGTTGGCCATCAACACATACATGGGCAATGGCAATAGCGGTCGGATACTAAACGACACAATTGAAGCCAACAATACCTGGGCATTTTATCAAGCAAAATCAATTAAAGGTACACTGGCAGAAATGGCCCTGGATGATGCTATGGCTCGTAAAGATGTGAACAAAGTTACCGCACTCAGCCGAAAGATCGCACGTTATGAATCAGACCCTGTGACAGGTGAAGGCAAGAAAGAATTAATGGAAAAGGCACGTAAGTTGGAAGCAGATCGTGCAGTGGCCAAGCAACGTAGTCCTTGGTACACATACGCAGGCAGTCTGTTGCAGATTGCTATTGTTTTACTCACTGCCAGTATACTCAGCGTAAAGAACAGTTTGTATCGGGCCAGCATAGGTGTTGGCTCGTTTGCCTTGCTTTTGATGAGTCAGGCCATTTGGTTATGGATCCCAGGAGTATAATATGGCATTACCAGGAATAGCAGTAGGACCGGGCATCACAATAGGTGGCGGGATTTTTATGGGCACCGGCAGTCCATTGACCACCACTTCCGTTGGTCAAAATGTCACTGGCAGTGCAAGTAGTACAGGATTTTTCTTTGCTGTATTAAATAGAGGTTACCAAGGGTGGGATACTTTTGCTGCCAATGGCAACAATGGTTCTTGGACTGCCACAGGCAACTTTGGGTCCGGCACACAAACAGTCACAGTTGTTAGCATAACAGATAATGGAAACAGTGTGTTCCCAGTGGTCAGTGGGGTTCAATTCCAGTCTGGCCTCACTTATACTTTTAGTGGATATTAAAACGGGACAACATGGCAATCTCAATCGGACCCGGAATCAACATTGGTGGTGGCATCTCAGTAACAACAGCGCCGCCTGCCAACGGCAGCGCCAGTTTCTCTGGCAGCAATAATTTAAGTGTACCCAACAATGTGGCATTGAATCCAGGCACAGGCGACTTCACAATAGAATTTTGGGTATACTTAAATTCAACTACCAACAATGCCAGTTTCTACCGAGGAAACAACAGCGGTGTTGATATCTTTATGAATGGCTCGGGTAGATTGGCCATGGGACAGGCTCAAGTCTCTACATTAATCACTGACTCAGTAACAATGACAACTGGAGCCTGGGTGCATGTCGCGGCAGTTAGAATCAGTGGCACGACCAAATTATACAAGAATGGTGTTTTAGTAGGCTCTGCTGGTGATTCAAACAACTATGTGACAGACTCTGTAAACTATATTGGCACACAAGGCGGTATACGAATCACAGGATTCATGAGCAACCTGCGTGTGGTAATTGGCCTGGGAGTTTATACAGGAGCATTTACGCCACCCACAAGTCCGTTAACAGTGACGCAAAGTGCAGGCACAAATATATCGGCTATTACCGCGGGACAAACGCAGTTGTTGTTGAACACCTATTCAGGTGCTGGATTCTTAGCAGATGCGTCAACCAACGCATTTACTGTCACAAACAATGGTAGTGTGACAAGCAACGCATCAAATCCGTTCTAACAATAAATATTGAAAAGGGGCAGACATGGCAGAGACAATTCCATACACGTATTTGATAGGATGGCCAGAGCACAATCGATACTATTATGGTGTGAGATATGCCAATGGATGCAGTCCAGAAGATCTGTGGAACCCTTACACCACATCAAGTCAATCAGTTCATAAGTTTGTAAAAGCGCATGGTGAGCCCACACTAAAACAAATTAGACAAACTTTTCGGTCCGTTGATACTGCAAGATCTTGGGAAAATCGCGTGTTGAAAAAGATGCAGGTTGTTGTAAAAGAGCAATGGCTAAACAAAACTGACAACAAATCAATTGCTCCAATGTACGGCACAGACAACCCTGCCAGCAACAATGATGTAAAATTAAAAATATCCAGGTCTGTCAAACAATGGTATCAAAAGAATCCCAACCCCAGAATAGGAGCAATCACTCCACCAGAAGTAATTGAAAAACAAAGCCGAGCCAAATTGGGTAGTTTGAATCCATTTTATGGCAAATCACATACAGAAGAAAACATCAAAATGTTTTCACAAAAACAGCAGGGTATTAACAATTCTTTTTATAAAAAAACTCACTCTGAAGAATCTAAACAACGAATAAGTAACAGCAACAAGGGCAAAATCAAGCCCACGTCACAGTGTCCTCACTGTGACAAAATAGGTGGTATTAATACCATGCCAAGATGGCATTTTGACAATTGCAAGGAATTAAAACATGACAGCCGACGAATATAACAAAATGAGCGATTCAGAAAAGAAAAAAGAAGACTGGATGAACTCCAAATGGAGACCGGCTTGTGGTTGGATGTATATCGTGGTCTGCTTGTTTGATTTTATGCTTGCTCCTATATTATGGAGTATAACACAGGCTGTGTTCCATGGTGGTGTAAATATACAATGGCAGCCACTTACACTTCAAGGCGCAGGACTGTTCCATGTGGCCATGGGCGCCATCATTGGAGTAAGTGCTTATGGTCGCACACAGGAGAAACTGAATGGAGCCAACAACGGGGGTATTGCCCCACCCACCAGCGGAACAACATATACGCCGCCTGCACCAATCCAACCCACCACACCCACCGGTTTTGGCGCACCAAGCGGAAGCGGCTTTGGAAGCACACCTGTCGCTACACCAGCGTCAGGCTTTGGCAGCAATACAGGACCTGGAGCACCAGCGTCAGCAGATGTGGTCACAGGATTCGGGGGCAAACCCGCACCGGTGATACCATCATTCCCGGCAATATAAAATAAATAATCTATAATATTTAGGAAAATAATGTCTTCGCCACCACCACCATA